ATCTATAACAAATAATAATTATTTATTATAGATTTTAATATGATAAAAAATTATTAATTAACTTTACAAAGATCAGAAATCAATAATGAACCATCAGGCTTAACAAATACAACCCAATAATCATCAGCAGCAGCAGTAATAGTAAGTCCTAATAAACCACCAGCAGTAGTTGTAAAAAAACTCGTTCCTTTAGTAACAAGATTAGTCAACGTACCATTAGTTAACTTAGCAAGAGATGTATCAGCTAAATCATTAGTTAATCCGGTGGATACTTCACTTAAATAAAGTATTCCAGATACTGGAGATGTAATAGTATTACCATTAATATCTTTGAAAACAAATTGAACTGCACAGGAACCTGTTGCAGGAGTAGCAGTAGTTGTAACAGAATTAAAAGCAGGAACTATTGAAGAACCATTAAAAGTTGGACCATTTTTACCAAACGAATACTTTCCCATTTTTTACCACCCCTTTTCTAGAGTAGCGTCGAGAGATTGGTTACTCTCGACGCCAGTATTAAAATTAGTTTCGACCGTTCATTTATGAACGTCAATTATGAAGCACCAGGACTTCCGAAAATTCCACGAGGATCAGACCAACCAAACGATCCACGGAAAGTAGCTTTGAACTTAGCATTTTCAGTATCAAAGTCATTTTCAGTTCCAAACGAATCAGCGCGTCTTTCCATATACTTCAATCCATCAGGGCAATTAGTCCCAATAAACCAAGCATCAGCATCTGTCAAGTAATGATTAACTTTAACACCCTTTGGAAACTTCTTAGAAGCTCTCAAGGCATTAACATCATTATTAGCAGATCCAGACTGACCAATCGATTCAAGAATTCTAAAAGCCTCAAACTCAAGAGCTGATGGAATAATCAATTTCTCAGGCATAATAGCAATAGTTAATCCTCGATCAGTTTTAAAGTCAGAAATATCAATACACGCCTGCTCAAGTGCAGCCTCACTCAAATCAGCAGCAGTAGACAATTCATTCCGCCAAGTACCGCCAGACTTATTTGGATGATCAGTAGCACAAAGTTCTTTACCATCCGAATTAGATCCCATAGTATAAGAAGAATTAAATGCACGATTTAGAATATTAGCACCAATCATCTCCTTAGTCTGCCTAATTGAAAAAGCAAGTGCACTCGCTCGACGTAAAGCTACAGTTACAGCAATACCATCCTCATACATCTCACGAGTAATGATAAATCCGAGCCCATAAGTCACATGAGTATAGCGACTAACAAATCCCTGCTCTTGCTCATCATAAGCAATACCAGTACCTTCAGTCTTAACTGCAGCAAGACCAAAACCGGTAACTCCAACCTCTTCTTCAAAGGCTTTCGTTGATCCCATCTTTTCAAAAATATCAAGATACTCAATAGGATACTCTTTATATTTCTGACCAAACCAAGTCTTTACACCCGGTACCAAATCTTTAGCAAAATTGCTAGTTGTAATAACGCCCATTATCTAATCTCCTTATACGTCAGTTGAAATAGTAAGACCAAGTTCATGCTCGCCAAAAAGAACTTCCCATTTAGCATAGTCACCAAGAGCATTATCTTCTCGATCAACCAAACGTAAAATTCGACAGTTACCAGTAGTATCAGTACCAGTATCACTTGAATCAAGTTCCATTGCAGATTTACCAGTAGTAGTAGATCCTGAACCAACTACAAAGTTAGTAGAAAGACCAACCATATCAGCAGTGATTGAGTTACCAGTACTATCTTCCTGAACCTCAAAAATAACCTGTGGATCATCAACTACAAAAGCATACATTGCAGTAGAAGCAGGGCGATAATTCCTATTAGGAGTATCTGGATGAGTCATGGTATAAGGATTATCACCGAACCCTATAACTACACCACGAACAGCTGCACCAGCAGTTGCCTGAGCAACAGTAGGAAACTTACCAGTAGCATCAGCAGATCCAGCACTCTTAACTGCATCGCCTTTAAATATTGCAGTACCATCAGAACTAGGAACATAATACGTATTTACTTTACCATTCCAGGGAGCACCATTCAAATGTTTGACTGGTTTAAACCCGAATGGAGTATCAGAATTTGCCATAATATAACTCCATTAAAATTTTTAACAATTTATGAAATACTTATTTCTCCATCCAAGCCATCTTTACCAGGACTTTTTGAGTTTCTTCTAATCTCATTTTCAATCTTAGTAATTTTAGCTTGAGAAGCTGCTCGATCTTCATTATAATATTCTTCAGGAATTTCCATCAATAAAGCGCGCTGACCCCCACCAACATGAGGATTAACAGTACTTCCCATCGTCGATGCTCTTCCAATCTTTGGATCACCAACTTGTACTTGTTCATCAACAAGATTCCAACCGGCAGCTTTAAAATTCTCTATCCTATCACCCTTGTCATTCACAAACCGTCGCACGAACCCGGATTTTTTCGGTGCAGTTAATACGTTCCGTGTACCTAAAGGAACTCTTTTTCTGACTTGCTTGTCAACATTACCCTTTACTTTCTCTTGATCAGTCATTCTAATTCTCCTATTATTGCATCTTTGCAATGTCGCTAATATATTGTTCTTCTGTCATAATACCACCCCTAACAAACTGATTCATAATTTGAACTTGCTCAGAAGTTAAATCAGCTTTTGTAAAAGTAGCTCCACTTCCTTTAACAGAAGATCTTTCAACAGGACTCTTTGGTCCTATAGGAGCTTTATCCTGATTTACAGGTTTACTTACTTCAAACTTTTCAGGAAAAACTTCTTGCACCTTATTACGAACTATCTTATAAACTCTTTCAAGTGGCGCACCTACATATTGTTGAGCAATAGTATCAGCAAACTTTGCCATATCATCATCTTTTAAATACCAATCATTATCCTTAATCCATTCATCATAAGCAGGATTACTAGAACTTTTACCAACTTGTTTATCTTCTGGTTTAGGAGCATTAATATCTTTTTGCTTTTCTTCAATCTGCTGATCAAGTTCTTCAACCTTATCAACATCAGCAAGCTCAATCGCAGCTTTACGTTCCTTTTTCAAAGCAGCAACTTCACCTTCAAGCCTCTTCAATTCTGCCTTATAAACTTTATCATTATGCTGCTTCAATGCCTCAACAGAACCATTCAAATCTTGCAACTGATTTTTCAAGTCCTTATTATATTGACTCATTGATTTTTGAATATCTTTTGATCGCAAGATATAAGTCCTAGCATCAACTGCATCTTCACCAACATGATCTTCACGCCAACCTAACTGTGTGGCAAGTTCTTTAATCGGATCAGCATCATTACCATCAGTTTCTTTAGCTTTACCTTTATCCAAGGTTGGCAGTCCATCAAGCGATTTTAAATCAATATCATTTTCTTTTTCTTTATTTTCAACAATCTTATCAGTAGATGGTCCTTGTAACTCAGTAATCATTTCTGATTCTGTTTTTGGATCATCAGTAGTTTTAACAATATCGTCAATAAATTCTTCCATCATAACACCCTTAATTTATACTTGGCTGATTAATTATATCAGCTTCTTCAAATTTTATTTCTTCAATAAGTTTTTCTTTATATGTTATAGAAAACCACTCTTTTCTATTTGGTGTGCTATAAGCATATGTATTAATTCTTTGTAAAATCTTTTGTTCTACTTTAAGAATATCAGCTAGTAATTTACTTACATAAACATAACTACAAGTATCTAATGGTCGACACTTATTATAACTACTAAGCCTATGTATTTTATCTTTTGTATATCCAACCTTTATATAATCTGGAAAAGCAGAATCAAAAATTAAATAGATAAAACCATCAGCAGGACTAGTATCATCTAATAGTTCCAATCCAACTAATGATTCACAAGTACGACACGTTTTACTAGTGTATCCATTAACTGCATTTACTATACGAAAATTATCATCAAGACTCTTTACTATATTACAAGCGAGACATCTTTTCGTATTCTTATATTTTTTGCCTCCCTTCATCATAACACCTATTTAAAAAAGTAATTTAGCAAGCACATCATTATCATTAATCAACACGTAATCCTGACCATCTTGGCCACGCATAACAACTCCAGCATATCGAGCATAGCTAACCTTATCACCAATTGCCGCCCAAGGTGAACCATCATCAATATCAGTCCAGGCACCTGGTCCAATATCTATCAGCTTTCCGATAGTTGCTGCCTGCTGTTCTTTGTCACGTGTTTCTTGAGGTAAGTAAATTCCACCAGCTGTCTTTTCTTCAACCTTATCGGGCAAAACCAATAAGTGCCCGCCAGTTGGAATTATACCAGATTGATTAATCATTATTTCGCTCATAATATTACCCTTTTAAATAAATGTTATTTCCTTAGTAACCACTCTGGGCATTAACTTCTTCAACAAAATTTTCATCAGCATAAGAAATATTTAATAACTGTTCAAGTCCTTCAATATGTCCAACAGCTCTGCTAGTTAATCCATGAGTATCTTCTGCATTACGCCCAATAGTAACTCCAGAATTTAATTTATTTTCTATCTTTTCCTTAACTGCTTTAATTTCTTCAAAAATCTCTTTTGTTACTGGATGTGTTTTCCACTCTGCAAACTGTTCTGCGCTTATCATACTTAAACTCCCTAAATTAAAAATCTTTTATTCTACAATTTGCCAATCTAACGCTAACATATCCGTTTGTGAGGCTAGCCAAGGAACTAAACTTTTTGGTGCATCTGGATTATCTGTTTGTAAACCAGTAGTATTAATATAAATATAAGGACTTGTCATTTTTGAAAACTGATCTGGTACTTGCAACTCAATAAATATTCCTTTGCCATTCCAACCTTGTCTAGCTACTTTTTTCTTATTCCTCAATGCTTCAATTGCATCTCCAAAATTCATAACTATTCTCCTTGATTGTTAGTTTCTAAACCATACTCTCGCTTTGATGTACTTTCCTTAATGCCTGATGGTGCTTTACCAATACTCATCTGTGTTCGGCCCTGTTCGATCTGATTATCAACAGATTTTTCTTCTAATTCAAGCTTCTTAGAATCATTCACTATTCCGGCAACATCCTTAGCCTGCTTAACTTCTGCATGAGGAATTTCAGCCCTGATCTTTTCAGTCTCTGCTCTGAGTTTATCTATTTTTGCACTAAGCTCTTCTAGGTCTAATTTCATCTTTTGCATTGTTGCTTGTTCTTCAGGACTTCCACCTTCTTGTTGCTCTGGGAAGAATTTATCTATTTCCTCAACATCAAGAGCAATCAAGTATCTACGCATAATCTCTTGATCATTCAGGCCCTGGCCACGAAGTTCAAGTAATGCTTTAGCTTTCATCAAGCGTTGCATCATTGTCGTAGAATTCGGATCACTAACTGGTTCTATATCAAAATCAGCACTTGAAAAATCTGCCTGAACAATCGCTTTTGCATCATCCATCACAGTACTATAAGTCATCTGATCGAGATAAAGCGCATTCAATCGTTTGATCTTGCTAAATTCTTTATACTGTGCTCGATGAATTCGCTTATGTACTGCAGAATAAACTTGCAATCCCTGTTCGATTAGAGCTAAAACTGACTCTGCTGGTACATTAGCTCCTGGAGAATTTCCTCCAAGAATCTCAGTCATGCCAGCAAGTTCTTTTCCTGCCTCAATCAACATACCAAGCAACTGAAATAATGTAGTGCTTGGCTCTCTAACTGGCATTGGAAAGACGTTCTTCCGAAGATCATCACCAGTAACATCAACTGGTTTCCATTCTCCTGACTTTAGTTGAACTGCCTTACCACGACCAAGTTTCAAACCTCTGCCAAGGAATCCAGATTGACGATTACTCAGTGTTCCTGCATCAATCAATTGATTCAGTAACGTATTAATTGCTGAGTTTGTACTCATCAGCAAACTACCGAAACCCATTCCATAAAATCCACCATCAACTGATGGCATGAATAAGTAACGAGTAAAATACTGTTCAGGAATGATCTTAACTATTGCTCCATTAGGATCTTGAACTCCTTGATCATTATTTGTTCTGATAACTCCATCAGAAGCCCATCGAGGTGAAATTCTGACAAGTTTTTCCGTTTCAGCATGAATCGTAACTATGTATGGTTCTTGATAACCATCTCCATCAAGATCATACCAACGATGTTGTTCCAGGAACAAGTGCGGAGTTTCATCATCTATATCAGATGTTTTATCTGATGTTGCTTGACCAAGTTCTTTAATGTCAAACTTGATGAAAGTTCCAGAAGTTATTCTTTCGACTATTTCATTGTGATATAAATAAATTCTGTGTGTAGCTCGTGGTGCTCTTTCAAGAGATTCAGCAAAATAATTAACTACTAAATCATCAGCAAAAACAAGTTCAGAAACATTATTTCTATCTATGCTATCAAAGTAACTCTTCTTAAAAGCACATCCGATTGCTGGTAAAGTAAAGAGAAGTTGATCTACACCTTCTTCCCAATTAGACATTTGACTGAGAAGCTGGAATGACATGAAATCGCTAATGCGATTAGCTTTTTCAACCTTAGCACCATCTGGATCATTGCCTATTACTCGACCTCTAACAACATTACTTCCTTTAATTAATTCTGGATAGGCACGACTGGCAAACTGAATACACGCATCAATGATCAGCGGATACTTGACGTTTGCTACAACTTCACCAGCATAAGTTTTCTTCTTAACATGTAATTTTGCAAGGTCAATGATTTGCTTGTTCAATTCTTGCCATTCAGTACGTGAAGCTAAATCTATTTTATAACCTTCGATAGATTTAGTCGTAATATCTTTAATGACATCAGGAGATTGCTGATCGGCTATATTAGTTACTAGGACTAAAGCTTCTGCGCGAAGGACTTCATTCTGGATTGCCTTTTCGGTGGCTTGATCTAGTGGCTGAACTTGTTCATTGAGAATTTCTTCCACAGGTTGTTCAGAAGCCCAGATAGGTGGGACATTGGATCCTGGGGCGCCGGCCAGTCTCTGCGCGCCTGTCTCGGAGGGATCGGGGGATTCGTAAGGTAAGTTTATTGCCATGATCTTATGCCTTAATATCCTGTAACATAATTAGTTTCTGATTCGTTATATATTTCGCTATCTTCCCAAGCCTCGAATTCCCAGTATGGTTTAGCGATTGCTCGATCAAGACCACTCATGACCAAGTATCTCATGCAATCCATCAGGTGATCTCGATCCTTGACAATTTGACCTTTCTCATCACGGCGATAAATGCGAAACTCAGAGAACCAGTTGACTAGCGATGCAAAGACTTTGAGCCTGTTTGTTGCAAGCATTTGCCAAACTTTATAAAGTCCAGACTCAACTGACTTGTTCGCATTGGTTATGTCTAGGCCAAGGCCTTGATATATGTCAAAGAGTTGCCTGCCATCTTCTTGTGATCTTCCGTGGGCTGCACTATCTACTACACCTGGAATCCAAATTCCTCGAGCTTTGATTCCTTCTGCATGGATCACGGGTTCAGCATTGCCTTGATAGTATTCACTGTAAAGGAATGTGATGTTGCTGGTAGGATCTGTTGCGGCCCACAAACAAGCAGTCTTTTTCCAACCTACATCAAGAGCATAGCAACGCTTCCAATGATCTGGGATTGGAAAATCTTGGACTGTTATGTTTGATTCGAGGATAGGATAAATAGCACCAGCTCCAAGTTGAGGAACTCCTTTAGATCTAGCTTCTCGCTGATGAGGTGGAAGTGATTCAAAGAGTTTTTCTTTTTGAGCATCTGTTAAATGTGGCGCATCATCCCAAGTTGCTTGAATAAGAAATCGATCACCTGATTGAACTTCTTCAACTTTGCCTTCAGGCATAAATTGGAGAACTGTTTCAGTGAGTCCTGCAAGTGGAGTAAAGGTCAGCATGATCAGACCATTTGTTGTCATGGTCCTGGTCAAGCATTCTGTGTAGATATCAAGTGGACATTCTTCATCTAGCCAGATTATATCTTGTTCAGTGCCCTCGAATGATTTGCGGCCTTCTGCATAGGATTTGATTTTGCATCGAGAGATGCCTCCGCTGATGTGACGGACGAGTATTGTGTCGATTGCGTTTGGTACGCCACCTGCACGAGGAGTTGTCTTGAGGATGTATTTCTCAGGAATCATTCCAGTGCCGTGCTCTTCAGGAGTTCCGACGAGTTTGTACTGGACAATGTCACGGGCAGTTGTGCTCGTTGTTCCGCAAGCCCATGCAGTAACTGGTTGAGTGAATTTGTGACCAATCCACCAATCAGGATATCGTCCTGTTAGGTGCAAGGTCATCTCATATGCACCAATGCCTTCTGACTTGCCAATGCGGTTTGCAGCCATGATGCAGCGTTCAGCGTAATGTGAACCTGCTTCAAAGAAGGCCATGTGCTTTGGATAGTTATGTCGAGAAAGCTTTCCAGTTTCTGGATAATACTGTATGATGCGGTTTTGCTTGATGCGCGTAGCTTTTTCTTTCAAGAGCTTGAGATATTGCTCTTTTTGATCACGATTCAAAAGGGAGATGTCTGCCTTAATTTGATCTGATGATGGGATTATATTTTGACTGAGTTCTTGCATTAGGTATGATGAGACCTCAGTTAAGATTGAAAGATGTTTGGTGGGATTTTAGATAACAAAGAAATGGATTCTTCCGATGTTGTACTAGGAGAGTCTTCAAGGTTATTAAAAACTTCATCAGGAGAAAAAGAATAAAATTCACCATTAACTTCAACATCATCTTGTGCAGGATCTGTGGTTACAGGATTAACAAGTTGATCGGAAGAATCCATTTGTTCGGTATCTAATTGGTGTTCATTTGTGAACGGCACTGTGGAAGGTTCATCAAGTTCATCAGATTCCACAGTTATTGGCGGTTGTTCTGAAAGCTGTCCTGGAGATTGAAGATATGTTTTCGCGATGCTTTGCTGCATTGCTGCGATTTCTGCATCTATCTCTTGATCAGTCTTAGTTTGCATTGTCATGTCAACATGCAAGCGATCTGGAGCTTTGTAACCTGTGCGATCGAGGACATCTTTGGCTGCAGTTAATTGAACTGCATGTGGAGCTTTTTCTGCTGGATTCATTACACGCTCAAGAACTTTTAGTGCGTTAGCGTTTAAGTTGACTAACTTCTTTCTAACGTCTAGAGTTGCTTCTTGAGCCTTGTCTTGCAGGCCTTCGAGATATGCTTGGCCGAGAGGAGAACGGACGATTTGAGATACAGTGCATGGAGTCATTTCTAGACGCTCTGCAATCTCGTTGTTTTTGTATCCGCTAAATACCATCTGGATTATGGTGCGGTGCTGGTTGCGAAGTTCTTTAAGCATTAATAAGAGATCCAGTAGAAAGGATTTGTTAAGTAGAAATGATTTGTTGAGTAAAAATGTACCGATTCTTTGAGCCTTGATTTACGGTACTATATATAGTAGGTAATTGCAAGAAAAATGTTAAATGTGGCAAAGATTCCCGTGATGGAACTTATGCCGGCATTGTTGCTGGCTGGCTGGATTATTTTTTGATTGGTGGATTGGTTTGCTGGTGGGATGAGTTTATTTGTTTGTTTGATATGCCGGCATTTGCTGGAGTGTGGAAAATACAAATGTATATAAAAGAGCCTTATCCGTCACGGGGGATCGAGGCATCGGGTCAGGCCAAGTGTCAGGATCTAAATAATTGTTCCCATGATAATCAGCTATTTCCAGGCAACCAGTCACCATTCAATAACTATTCCTATCTGGAAACTATTCTCATTTAATAAGCATTAATAAATAGCAACAAATATTATATCATAATACCTCACAAGAAATATTTACAGTTATTAAGAATCAAATTATCTGTACATAAAAATTATCTCAAAAATAAACTTGACATATAAATAACTGTGAATTATATTTCCCATATCATCAAGTAAATAGTTATTCAGATAACAAACTTTGAATAGTTGAAACTGAAAACAAAATACTTGTTGCCAAGACTTAAAAAAGTTACTAACATGATCGCATCAGGATAGAGAAACGGTTCTTTATCCTTCAAACGTGGAGACATTCCACAAAAAAATCCAGATAAGGAGTTTATCATGGCTGAATCAATTTACACCATCCTCGAGAATCAAATTGTACCGACACCTGTAAACGGAACAGATTATAATCCGACCTTACCAGCAAAACTTTTCCCCACTTCCGAGCAATTCGAATCACCTGAAAAATTGATCACGTGGGCAAATGAAAATGGTTATACTGCAAAACTCATTCAAAAGGGATTGCAGAAAGGTATTATTGAAGTTCGCGCGGCTTTCAAGAGTTGTAAAAAAGATGACCCTTGGACCGAACAATACGGCCAGAAAAATATCGACGCCATGGAATGGTCATCTGTTGATAGACCGAACCAAACGGGCGGGAAAGCGATTCTTGCAGCAAAACTCGAAGCTGGAATCAATATGGCACGTGCCATGCTTACAGCTGGAATTGATGAAAATATGATTCTCGCTAGTCTGAAACCTGTTTATGGCGATGAAGGTGCCGCAGCGATCATGACAGCTATTAAGTAACTATAGCTAGCTCGATTCTCACAAATAGCCCCCATTTGGTTATTCTGACCATTTGGGGGCTTTTCTTATTGGTCCTGAATGAAATAGTTTGAGCGTTTACAGGTCCACGTTTACAAAGGGTGAATGTATATATATATAACGACCCCCCTCATGCCTTAAAAAGAAGTTAGGGGGGGGGGCAGTTGTTAGTTGTAACTAATTTTTTTTGATATAGACCCCCTTAGACCCCACCCCACTTTTTTTTGATAACGGAGGGGGGTCGTTTTATTCATTTACATTTCCATTTGTAAACACGGCACCACCCATCAGCAAAACCACCCGCGTACCCTGCGCACCACGTGCCGCAAAAAACGTCAAAACAGGTCCTTCCTGCGATTTTCAGCCCTTCCAGCACTATCCACACACACGCACCACCCGCGCGCACCACGGGCAACCTAACCACTTTTTAACACGCACCAAAAACCGTCAAACAGCACCAAAAAGCCCTTTACAAACCCTTTTATACGTGTTACGGTTCTACACGTACTTTTTTTACCCGAACCACGTAAACAGACACGCCGCAAACCGGAACCTGTAAACACGGCCCTGTAAACACGCTACCTAATATATAGCCCAAATATACACACAACCTCAACCGGAGTAACCACCATGACACCAAAGCAAAAGCAGCTCAAACTTCAAACCATCCGCGCACTAATAACTGGAGCAGGCTTCACACCAGATTCTTATGGCAACTATAAACATGCTTTTGAAGATTGCACTTACAGAATCAAACTCAAACCAATTAATATACGAATCGAACGCAAGCTGCCAGGCAACCCTAACTGGTACAAAGTAACTTCCCAGCCAATCGTTAACATCGACATCCAGAAACTCACCAACTGGATAGCAAAATTCTACAGAGCCAAGGAGACCAACAAATGAAATATACAATAGCATACAACCATTTATCAGAAGGTCAGCTCAAACGAGATAAAGCAATATCAGACATCAAAAACTACTGCACACCACTTCAATTCACCATATTGCAAACCATAGCAATGGAAGCAACTAAATACTTTCAACTTTCATTTGCTTGCTCATTTGCAGGCATATCTGGTTATCCAGTCGTAGCCTTATGGGATGAAACCAGACAAACCATGTTCGATATGACAACCTAACCATTTAAACCTCAATCTCAGCCTAGCAACCTCTGCTAGGTTGGTGTAGATGTTTAACTGATAACCATTAAACCTCAAATCAGGAGCAAATCATGGACATAATGGATTACCTATTAGACCAGCTCTATCACAGAGAATTCGTATCAACTCTAGTCATGCTATTCGGTCCACATGTAGTTTAAGCAGCCCATCAACTTGGCCTAATAACTATAATCGAAGAAAACGATCCAGAATACTTAACAGCAGAATTAGTAATCCACTAACCGACAAGCCGAAAGGAGCAAACAAAAATGTATAATCAATTATTTAATTATTCAAAAATTGGAGAATATATAGCAAATATTATAACTATAATTATTAATATTTCATTAATATCTTTTTGTTTATACTTAAGTTACAAACTAATAAAATTTTTAATATTTGTTTAACTTAATCAAAAGGAGCAACCAATGATACCTCGACGTTACTCAGTCAAAGCAACCAAATACAAGAAATGGTTTGAAATCATCGACCATAAGGAAAACAAATCCTTCTGGATGCACATAACTGATTTTGGCATAATCAACAAGCACCTTCCAAAATACTGCACTGATGATGCCAGAGCAATCTTTGAATTAACTCAACCAAAATAAACAAAAGGATAAATCATGTCTCCAGCACTTATAACCATTTCAGCCTGTCTAGCAATCTGCATCAACTTGATCCAGCATCAGCGAGACTTGCAAGACTTCCAGCAAACCATTAAACCAAGAACAATCAATTACCATTATGACTGCTCACCTAATGGCATCAAATACATGATTCAGGATCAGTTAGAAGATGAAACTATCGCAGCCATCTGCAAGGAGAACTAGCATGAACAATCACATCAAGCGTCAAATTGAAATCCTCAAATCCCAGGAAGAATTTTCAGATCGCTTACGTCAAATAACTTGGGCAAATTCAGAATCAGATGCAGATTTCAGACTTGCCTGTCTAATACAGTATCATCCATCAAAATCAACTCGTCAAATCTTCAACCATGCAGAAATTAATTCGAGGAATTAACATGAAACTAACAAAAGACATGAAATATCATCAAAAAGGATTATTCTATCATCTGAGAACCATACAAAAAGTAAAGCCAATAAATCATCTAATAGACTTTACTGGATCTAATTCAGTATTTATTAAAAAAACTAATACCCTGATAGAACTAGTAGATCAAATAGATCAAATAACCGGTGGAGAAGAATTCGATGTAGTATGGTATAATCTAGATGGACCTTATCTACAATTACGAATAATCTGTCATAATATAGATATTTATCTATACTGTAAAGAAATCTTAAGCGTATTAGAAAATTTCCTTCATGTAGAATGCAAATTGGAAGAAAAACAAGTAGCAACTACAGCAAGCATCAAAACCGTCAAAAGCATAATTTGCATCAAAGAGGCATAACATGACCGAATCAATCAAGCAAATCCTTACCCGACGCGACGGACTGTCACCTGGTGAAGCAGATGACCTTATCTTTGAAGCTCGTGAAGCTCTACAAGAATACCTAGAACTTGGCGATCTCGATGCCGCAGAAAATATATGCCAGGAATACTTCAACCTGGAACCAGATTACCTTGATGAACTTCTCTAAAGGAGCATAAACCATGATAGACATTCACGGAATAGTTCATTGTAATGATTGTAAAAAGAATAAATTTAATATTATTCAACACAAAGAAAATGTCAAAATACTTTGTCTTAATTGTGGCAGACTTGATATAATCTACTGGAACGGTACTTCTGATCCATCAAAAGGCTCAATGCGAAGATTAGATACTTTTGAATGGATCAAAAGATAAACGAATAACTATCAAATTGAGAGAATCAGCAAGCAACCAACAAAAATCTGATTCTCTTGATTTGCTAGTCAATCAATCATCAACTTTAAAGGAACTTTTAAATGACTTACATGCTTTGGTTGCACCAACTCTTAACCTGTAACAATGATTCTTGCATTATCATTGAAAGATATACATGGGACAACTTAATCGAACCAGTTTATACACAATTAACCCTGTCTCAACAAAAAAGACTTTGGACAATTTAAGGAGAATTAATTATGACCAGTAAATTACCAGAACGAGCAAATATGCCTGTAATTAGCGCAGCAGCTCATAAAACACTCAGCACTTATCCAACGTACAACAATCAACATTATAATCCAGCATCAAGCAAACAAATCACTGCGACATGCAAATCATGTGGCCAAACTTACAATCAAACAGCCTTAACTAGAGCACTAGAAAAAATGCCACAACTACCAGACTTTGATTATGATAATCAATGCTTAAATTGCATCAAGCTTGCTAGTCAAGCAATCAAATCATCAAAATATCCGGCAATTCGTGATCTTCGTCAAGACTTAGATGAGATATCAGCTGCTTACCAGCTCATTTACAACAAATGGAAAGCAGCATCAAAAGAGTTTCAAGATCTTGACTATCAAGAAAAACTAATAGATCACGAACAAAAAATACGTCAAAAAATACAAAGACTAACCACTAAAAAACCAATTGACACAAAAACTAATACAACACTAGCAATGCAAATCCTAGCAAACTTATCAGATGAACAAAAAGCACTCGTACTTGCCCAGATTAGAAAACAATCCAATTCAAACGCATAAACCTCGTCCGTTCACTTATGAACAACCAGTTTAAACACAATAACTTAATAGGAGATCAAACAATGCCAAAACGTTATATCATTGAAAAAATTGTGACTAAAGATGAATACAAATATGTAATAATCTTCAGTGACATGGGCCACCGTTGTGGATATGTAGCAGTCAATCCATCACATCCATTATTTGGTATTCATTATTTACAAGATATCAAATCACCTGAACTTCTTCAGGAAATAAAATCATCAACCATAGGCAAACGAAGTGTTGTAAGCTTATTCTGTTGGGACGGAGAAACTACTTCATTAAATATGCTCATGGACGTTCATGGTGGATTAACCTATTCAGCTATCGGTTACAAAACATCATATCCTACCAACCAATTCGATAAAGTATGGTGGTTTGGATTTGATTGTGGACATTATCGTGATGGAAAAGATATATTAATGATAAAAAAAGTATTTCCAAACTTGTATAACAAATTGGAAAAATATGGCTTCTTTTCATATGAAGGACAAGTTCGATCACTTGAATATGTAGAAAATGAATGCCTAAGTATGATCCAGCAATTAACCTGCATCAAAGATACTTTAGCAGAAACAAGAATTCTTATAGCATAATCGGAGACAAACAAATGAAAAGCCAAAGAATAGTATTAAGACTCAACGCGTATCAACTCGCCCGTGGTCTGCAAACTATCAGACAACTCGAGCCGAATTACAAGCTCATCAGTCTTAATGATCTTGTAAAAACAATCTATCATGATTATCTGGCAAAAATGTCCCTAAATCGTCACGATGACGTTCCATCGGACATAATAGCTGAAATTCTTGATTTCACAGGAAAATCCAGTCCATCCAAGAATATCACCATTGATGATCTAATGAAGTTAAAGCAATCAAAATCAGAAAAACCAATCGATCAACCTGAAGCATCTGAAGAACCTGAAGAACCTGAATTAGTTAAAGAAGATGAACCAATAGAAGAAACTGAAAAAGATCTCACAGATGAAATCCTTGCTGAAATAAACGCCCTATCAGTCAGTACAACTAGAAGCAAAGCATCTGATTTCAATGATCCAAATGAAACAGATTCATCTATTTCAACAGTAACTAACTTCAAGCCACCCAAAAACTGGATGGATTAATAAACGAAGGATTAAATCAATGAACATTATAAAAACTGATAAATTTTATCAACGAGAAAGAATATTATCAAATGATCATCCAGTACATTATGGATACATATACATATGTGATTCAATCATTGTATTCAGTGATATCGAAGGCACTGTAAAAGATTTAAAACAAGATACAAAATGTACTGAAGTTAGAAAATGTGATATTGGCGAAAGAGATTTATGGGAATTTTATCAATAAACTAATAGGAGCTATCAATGAAAAAATCACACTACACAGTCAAATCTTCTCGTAAATGCTATCGTTGCAGCAAATTCCTTAAGCAAAACCTCTTAACAAAAAAACCACATGCAACTCTGTGCTACAAGTGTCACCGCATATCAATTGACAAACCATCATATCATATCCCGCGCAGAAAGCGCATCGAAGCAGGATTGCCAGTACATTAAATAAGAGGCTTTAATATGATAAAAGAATTTCAAGGAGAATATCGCTGGTTAAGTAACTTTGCACCTATAGATATCAGACTAGGGAATTTAACTTTTCAATCAGTTGAACATGCTTATATGTCAATGAAGAGCACAAGTTTAGAATGGAAAACAACGTGTGCTAGTCCTTCTATGACAGCGGGAAAAATCAAACGATTAAGTAAAACCATTATACTAAGACCTGAATGGAATGATGATTTCAGACTTCGTATTATGGAAGATTTAGTCAGAATAAAATTTAAAGATCCTAAATATAAATCCTTATTACTAGCTACTGGAAATCAAAACATTCAAGAAGGTAATTACTGGAATGATAAGTTCTTTGGCATTTGCTTGAAAACATGTCAAGGTGAGAATCATCTTGGAAGAATCATTATGAAAATTCGAGATGAAATCAAAGGGGAAAATCATGAAAAACAATAAAACTAGAACAGTTAGCACCAGAATTTCTATTGATGAGTTTGCCAAAGCACGCGATGGCATGATTGCCCGTGGAGTTGCTCCTGATAAACTTGAATCAAATTCTGCAATCTTACGAACAGCAGTTCTTATGTGTTGCCTTCTAACTGAAGATCCAAAGCTACCTGCCAGCAAGGAATCAACAGAAATCATCAAGCAACTCTGGCGAATAACCAAGCGAGTTAAAAACATTGATCTCGATTCGTTATATTAATCGTCCGAATCCATACGAATGGAAGGCGAAGCCCGACCTGATATTGCATAGGAACTCAACAAACAACTAATGGAGAACAAAATGAAAAATAAAATTAATATTGAAATTGATTTAGAAGAATCATATGAAGATATTATATTAGATCATATAGATCATGTTATTTCTTCACAATTAAAAGATTTAATTAAAAAATCTGTTGATAATCAAATAAATCCAATGTTAGCAGGAGCAGTAAAATTAGCTATTTTAGATAAATTAGACTCATTTTTAAACGAAGAAATTGCCGTAACAGATAGATATGGAAAAGCAACTTTTATTGGTTCCATAGATGATTTATTGAAAAAGGAATTTGATGATAAACTTTTGCATCCAGTAGATTCAAATGGTAATAGATTAATCGGATGTACTACACAATCAACCACCTACATTCAATGGCTTCTTAGTAAGGAAATGAATAAAACTATTGGGGATTCAATAGCTAACGCAAGTAGAAATTTAAATACTAGAATATCAACAGAAGTAAAACATCAGGTAGATTCTTATACACAGGAAATTATCAATCAAAAAGTTTCCAGTTCTTTTATGAATTTACTTAAAAATTCTATTCAGGGAAAATAAAATGGAAACAAAATCAGTAACAAACAATCTCCGAATAATGGCTGATACTCTTGAAAAACTCCAGCTAGGAAACATCATCAGTTGTGAAATCTGTGATAATAAGATGAGTATTCACTTAGATAATTTAAAATCAATCGGATATGAAGGAGTCTGGGTAGAAAGACATACCTTTACCTATCCTTGGGAAAAATCTTTCTATTATAACGATATTAGATTCTATTCCTTATACACTCAGAAAGAATATGAAAAGGAGAAAGCAGCATGAAAAAAGGTAATAGTTATGCTTATTGCCAGGAAAAGTATGATCATATGACTGATCCTAAATATGAACTCCCTGATGACGAAGAACCAAAAATAACTCGTAGAAAGTTCATTCCAGGATGGTATCGCATGATGATAGATCGAAGAATTAAGAAACTGTTAGCAGCTTTAACAGAATTAGAATATGCTGAAAGAGCTCTTAATCTAGGCTATCCAAAATCAGCTAAAAAATTGCTTCAAGCAGCTAAAAAGATTATCAATTAGGAGAATTCAATAATGGGCCAAGCTAAACGTCGAGGTACATTCGAACATCGTAAAGCACAGAAATTAGCAAGTCAGTATGGGTTGACTAATGAAGAATTAGCTCAAGCATACTTAATGAATAAAAAATACAATCTAATGAAATTATATGGATCAAAATCATTTGGAATGTTACATGAAATTTCAGCTTTATTAAATAATTATCCTTACTATATTTAGGAGTTAAAATGATCAAATACAAAGGAAAGATTCTTACAGCAGAGCAAGAGGATCATATCAACACAATAACTAAGGGAAATAACTATGCAATTCAAGCACCTCCCGGATCAGGCAAAACTTTTTTGCTGTTAGCTCTGGCCAGGAAGATGAAGGGTTATGGTTTGTCAGTTAGTTTTAATAGACTGCTTTCCATAGAAGCCAGCAAGAAATTCAACTCAGCAGTTACCTGCAAGACTGGTCATGCACTTGCATATGGAGCAGTAGGATTCAAATATAAAAAGCGTTTGAAGAAACTTACAGGCAAACATCTTGCAGACGTCATGGATATTGGTGATTGGCAGCTATACAATAGCCCAAGCAATAAAGGTTACTTGATTCTGAATATAATTCGCAAGTTCTGCTATTCTGCTGATACAGTTATCAGTTGGAAACATTTACCAAGATTAACTATTATGCAAGAAGCAAATATTGACTTGATGAAGGAAGATTTAGTTCAAAATGCTAATATGGTTTTCAATGAAATGATCAAGGAAGATTCTGATCTACCTATAACGCATGATGTTTACTTGAAGATATGGGCATTAAGCAATCCTGTAATCAAGCAAGATTATATCTTTTTTGATGAGTACCAAGACAGCAATCCAGTGATTGCACAAGTGATCAAGGATCAAAAATGTCAGAAGATTTTTGTAGGTGACCAATTCCAACAAATCTATTGTCAACCTGCTGGAACTATGATATCAATGGCAAAATGTCGTGGAGATAAAGGATTTCCTAAAGATAAAACTATTGAAGATATTCAAATTGGTGATAATGTAATTACTTTTGATGATAGTTATATTTTTCCTACTGGAAGATCAGTTAAAGCAAAAACAGAATTAAACTATGATGGAGATTTAATAAATGTTGTAACAGATTCTGGATATTTATCTAAATATATTCCACGACATCAATGTATGATAAGATTAGATTGGAGTATGAAAGATAAACATATAGTTTATCTTATGCGTAAAGGAAATCAATTTAGAATAGGTAAAGTACCTTATTTATATAAAACGCAACATGGAAAATTTGGTTTAAGTATGAGATGTGCAGTTGAGCAAGCAGATGCTGGCTGGATTTTATCTATTCAAAATTCTTCTAAAGAAGCTACTTTATATGAAACAGCCTATCAAGCACAGTTTGGTATCCCTGGTGTTTGTTGGCGTGAACAAGAAAAACATAAAATAGACGTAGATTATTTTTGGGATTTTATTGGTGATAATTCATTTCGTGGTGAAAATTGCCTCACATTTTTTGGTCTACTTATTGATATGCCTTTATGGACTCCTGGATATGATAGTATGATTGGTCTTCGTAGTACAACTATAACAGCAGCAGCGAATGTACATACTGGTATGTTAATGTTAGTATTAGATAATGCACTAAAAAAATTAAAACACTCTAAACGTAGTGCTACTATAGATTGTTGGGAACCAATTAATGTTTATAAAGAACGATATAAAGGAAAAATATATTCATTAGAAGTAACAAAAAATCATAATTATTTCGCTGATGGGTTATTAACTCATAATTCTTGGCGTGGGGCAGTAAATGCCTTGCAAGAAGAGCAATTAGCAAAACTTTACATTACTAGAAGCTTTCGATTTGGTGATGGAATAGCTAATGTAGCAAATAAGATTATTCAAAGCTATTATCCGGCTGATTTTGCTTATGTACCATTTTATGGTAATGATAATATTCAATCAGAGGTATTTTATACTCCACTGAATAATATTAATTGTATCATTTGTCGAACAAACAAAGGTGTCATTGCTGAAACTATTAAGACCCTGGCAAAAGGTGATTCAGTTCACATATTAGGTGGAATTCAACCATTAACTTACCTGATAAATAGCATATTTCAGCTTAAGCTTCAAGGATATACGAATCACCCTGATTTATTCTTATTTACAAGTTTTACTGATCTCAAAGAATATGCAGATTCTCCGATGGGTGGAGATTTAAAAGCAGTCCTGAAGCTCATAGAAACTTATGGACGTGAAAGATTACTAAACATCCTTGAAAGTACTATTGAAGTTGCTGAAAATGCAGACGTAACAATAACTACAGCGCATAAAAGCAAGGGCCTTGAGTGGTCAGTAGTTAAACTAGCAAATGATTTCAAGCTCCCTGGAGACGGAACAGTACCAACACAAGAAGAAACGAACATTCTTTATGTAGCTGCCAGCAGGGCTTTGCATAAACTTGATTTGAGTGAATGTCAAGCAGCTTTTCCTCAAACATTTCAAGAAGCAATACGAATCAATAAAGAAAATTATCAAATAGCTAGACAAACTTCTTCAGATATTAATGAAGATTTTAGGAAAACTATTGATAAGCATATTAAAGATTTACAAAAAGATACTTCATTTGATGAAGAATAAAGGAGAAAGTTATGAAAATAACTTGCAGATGTGGTGCTTCAATAGAATCGTCTGAAAATGATTTAACTATACCTTCATTTATATTTGCAGAATTTATAAATGAGCATCATAAATGTAGTATTATATCTCCAATAGATTTATCATTATTAATTAGATTTAAAAATCATGCTGGAATTATTATCAGATCTGAAACAGGTAATTTAGTATACTTTAAGGATGTTCAAAGATTATTAGGAGTTGATAATGATTAAACGATTTCGTGCATGGGACGGCAAGCAATACTGGTATGCTGATGAAAACTTACTCTTTGTCGAAGGATCTAAAGCACTTGGACTCAGAGCTGCTCCATTTGAGTTAAAAGATGTTGAAATGTTTATTAACAAAATTGATTTAAATGGAATAATGATTTATGAAAATGATATTCTTGAATCAACTATCTCAAATGTAAAAAAACTTTATCAAGTGATTTGGTCTACTGAAGACTGTGGTTTTCGTAAAGTTCCTTATGGTATGCCATATCCTGAAACAAAAATTGATGAAGCTTTCATAAGAGTTATTGGAACAATTCACTCACAAGGAGATTAATATTATGATTTGTAAAAATTGTGGTGGTGATATGATAGGTGATGGAGTTACTATTGTAATTCATTGTGAACATACTGATGTAGATTTACTTGAAGTAGAACCTGATGCTGAGCCTATATATTGTAATTATGATCCATATGATGAAAGAGGTCATCAAGGATGAATAATTTTGATTCTTGTGTAAATTATAAGTCTTGCACTGATTGTGTAATTATTTCTTGCAAGCTTGGTTTATGGTCAGTTAAAGGTCCATATGATGTAACTACTGTCAACCAGGCAGAGCAAAAATACAAACAATTCAAAGCTGCTGGTAAATATAAAAATCTACTTAAGGAGAAGACCTATGGATCAATTAAAATCAAAAAATGATGTCATGCCAAGATTAGAACAAAAAGATTTAAAAGTTGGTGATAAAGTTCGATATCAGTCAGTGTATTATGGTGATGATGAATGGGAAAATGGTATAGTTAAGAGTATTCCTATTTATGCTACTGACTCTGTTTTTGTAGTTTATCATTGTGACAATAATTGGTTGCAGTGGAGAAATTACACCGCTGCATTGACCTACATGAAAGACCTCAAAAAAGGTTGGAAGGAAAAAGAAAAATAAAAAAGGTAAAAAAAGTAAAAAAAGGTGTTGCTTTTTGTCACCAAAGGGGTTAAAGTGTGGTTTCACAATCCGGTTAAACCCGTCCGTACCGGAGGCGGAAAATCCGGTTACATCTTGTCGGGCAATGTGCCCAATTATCAATCCTTAAAGGAGAATTTATTATGTCAATGATCAAAGTCGTGTCAAACCAAGCTACTCGTGAGATCTCCGTTGCTGAACCTCTTGTTATGGGTGCTACCACTGTCGAAGAACTGGTAGAAGCCCTTGGCGAGGATCTGGTTGTCAATCAGGTTAAAAATCAGCTCAAGGTTTCCTTTCGTGCTGTAGTTCGTCGTAAACTGGAAGAGCTAGATGACAATAAGGAATTTACCAATTCTGATGAGGATATTGCCAAGGAAGACTTCAGTGACTGGAAACCGACTCTGCGTGTCACCAAAACTGCTGAAGAGAAAGCTCTTGAAGCTCTTGGTAATCTGCCACCGGAAGTTCGTGAAGCAGTTCTTGCTAACTTTAACAACGCTCGATAATCATCCTGCCGCAGTTAGTTCGTAGTACATAAAAAGCTAAATAGTTTAGCCCGAAATGTTTCCCTAAAACTGGCTTGATAAGTATTGCGATGTTGGACGTTAATGCTTATCAGTAACCAGAGAATAATAGATTGAGTGAGAACAGTTTATTATTCAAGATCGGAAACAAATCCTGACATAAAACTATTTAGCTTTTTCAGCTAAACTTAATATGATTCAAATTAGAAAACATAGATTCAGGCAATAGCCAAATAAAACACATCAGATAAAGTGTTATCGATCCCGCAAAGCTTGTCTTAGACTGCGTAGGGATATGTTTTACTTTTTAAGTAGTGGTGGCGGAAAGTATGAAACAGCTTGAAAGATGATAGCTGGATATGGGTAGACGCAAGGCGCGCGGGTTGGTCCAAGCCTAATTTAATGAGTAGGGTTTAATCTGAGGAAGGACAACATGCCTTCAAAGAGCGATGAAAGTTAAAGCCTAAAGACTTTGCAGGTTCGAATCCTGCTCACTACTTTGCTCCTTAATAATTTACTTGGAGAATATAATGAACAAAGATTGCATTGGATTACCAACAATAGAGAAAAAGAAACAATCAATATCATCTGAAATTCTTGATTTAGCCTCTAGTATTAGAACATTTACAGATGATACATTAAATGAAGCAACTGAAAAACTTAATTCGATTTCTTATCCGTCAAAGCCTCAAGAATGCGAAGCTGAAAAAGATTTAAGTAAAGAATACCCACCATTGTATGAAGAATTAAGATTAATTTTGCGCGGAATTGATTCAAGGATTAAATCAATTCGTGACCTTATTCGTCGTACTGAAACATAAAAATTATTTTATTAAATTAACTTTTCTATAACTTGAGAGGATTTCTCATGGATTATACAGAAAAAATTGATTATTCATCTCTCAGCACTTATATGGGATGTCCACGTAAATTCTTATTTCAATATATAATGAATTTACGTCCTATGGGCAATTCCATTCATCTTGTATTTGGTTCTTGTTGGCACTATGGCCTGGAAGAATCATACAATCTTCTTAAAGCAGATTCTAAAGCTGTATCTTCAATGGATTTGACTATCAATTCGATCAAATCATTCAACAAACTTTGGTCTCTTGACGGCGCACCAAACTGGAAAGACGAAGACTTGATATTCCCGAAATCTCCTGGTCATGCAGCTAATATGTACAAATCATACTGGGAACGTTTCATGGAAATGGATTCAGCTAAACGTAATGTTCTTGCTGTTGAAGCTCCTTTTGCTATTGATCTTTCTCATTATGGAAAAGATCTTCCACGTTATATTGGCAGAATTGATCTTATTTTGACTGATGGTGAAGGTATAGAAATTATTGATCATAAAACAGCGAAAGCAATTTACAAAATAACTCCACAACAATTTGAGAATAGTTTCCAGACAGATGGTTATTTAACTGCTGGTAGGCTATTCTATGATGCAATTCCTAAAATAACTTATCGAGTTGCTCTTTGCCAGAAAAGCAAGATTGACTTTCAGCCAATTACAATCAGTAAACGAAGTAGTGCAATTGATCATTTTCTGCATGATTTAGTTTATTATGTTGGAAAGATTCAAGATGATATTAAGTTGCTTGAAGAAGATAAAGAAAGATGTACGAATCGTTCTGATCTTCTAAAATCTTTTTATCGTTGTTATGGTCAATCATGTACTAGCTTTATGTCTCCTTGCACTTATTTTGATCTTTGTAAAATGCGAAATAATCCACTTGCTTGGATGAATAAAGCTCCCCAAGGATTTTGCCTCGATGATTGGGACCCTGATTTAGTAGCAGAAAAAACTAAGAAAAAACTTGAAGGAATAAAAGAATGAAAATATCAAAAAAATTTATTGATACATTTTTAAACAAACTTCCAGTCAAATTAGATAAAAATGAATGTTGGCCATGGTTAGGTGGTTGTACAGGATCTAAGTATGGTGCTTTATGGTTTAATAATAAACAATATAAAGCACATCAAGTATCTTATTTAATTTTTAATGGTGAAATTCCTAAAGGATTACTTGTAAGACATACCTGTGATAATCCTTCTTGTGTAAATCCTAAGCATTTAATTATTGGAACGCAATCAGATAATCTTTTAGATGCTTTAAAAAGAGAACGCTTACCAAATCATAGTTTAAATGAAGAGTGTGTAAAAGTAATTAAATGGATGCTTAAATATCAAAATTATTATGGTCTTTCTAATAAATTAGCTTATTTACATAGAGTAAATAGAAAAGCTATTTATAAAATTGGAGCTGGAATTACTTGGAAGCATATTCAAGTATAACAAGAAAGAATAAATCTAAAAACATTTAAAGGAGTTTTAAATGGCTATGGATAATCAAGTAAAAACACTACCACCAAACAAACAAAAGCTTACTAGCAAGAAGCGTAAGTTTGATCTGAAGTTTCTGCTGACTGGCAATTCTGGATCAGGCAAAACGCATTTCACAGCTACTTATACGAGTGGCCCGATTCATTATTATATGTTTGATAAAGGAGGCGAAAAGACAATAGAGAAGATTGCTTCAAATCGAGATGATATAACTATTGATAATTTTTCAGCATCTGATGTTCAATTTTCTGATTTTTGGAAACAATATCAGGAAGATGAAAAAGCAAGTTTGTTTGATTGGCTTGCAGAGCATAGCGGATTGCTTGTTATTGATAGTTTGACAAATGCAAATCGAAAAGCAATTGATGAGATTGCAAAAAAAGCTGGAGTAACTCCGAGTGGCATTGGCAAACGAATTGATATGAAACTTGGTATGGCTCCACCACATTGGGGACAATTACTTAACTGGATGATTACTCTTGTTTCAAGTCTTCAAGAACTTCCATGTGCAGTAGCTGTCACAGTACATCTTCATACTTTGATGAATAAAGATCAAGAAGTAGTTGCTAGATATCCAGCAGTTAATGGGCAGTTCAGGCAACTTCTTGCTTGTGATTTTGATGAAGCATACTTGCTCACAACACAGGGAACTAAACGGCAAATATACTTTACAGAAAAACTTAGCTTTGAGGCAAAAAGTCGTGTATTTAGTATGCCAAAAGTTGAGGATGTTACATTAGACCAACTTGCAAAAGCATATTTGGTTGGAAAAACAAGCATTTGAGGTAAGAAATAGTTCTTATCTCTGTTCTAAAAAACCTATAAAGGAGTTTTATTATGGCAATGATACCTAATCTTTCTGATATCCCTGACAAAAAACCAGTTGAAGGTGGAGAATATGATCTTAGAATTATTAAGGTCAAAGAGACAAAATCTCAGCGAACTGGCCGATATGGTTGTATGTTGATAATTGAGATTGATGGTGAAGATAATGCGAATAACATATTTCATACTCTTTGGTACGGTAATTACAAAGATTATCAAGGAGATGATGAGGATAAGAATAATACTATGTGGAGAATGGTTAAGGATTTCTTGACTGCTCTTGGCCTTGATCCGAATGATGAGACTGATGAAAGTGATCTGGTTGGTCTTGAATTCTCTGCTGATGTTGGTTATAATGATGGTATGGGAACTGATGATGATGGAAATCCTATTAAGCTTGGACAGCCTAAAAATGAAATTTTACGAATTACTGGTTAATTAATTTAAAAGGAATTTTATGAAGAAACGTAAATCATTTCCGGTATTAGAGTCTAGTTTCCGCGATCAGTGAGCTAGGTTTAATTTAAAACTAATTTAAATTATTCTGAACGAGGCGTTGAGGCGACGCCTACAAGATACCGGAAATATAAAACTTGGCGTTCAATTATGAACGAAACTTTCAACAGCTTCGCGATTAATTGAACGTCAACTTTCTTTTATTTCATGACAATATAATCAAATACAGTATATGCTGATCTAGTTAATAAAAAAGACTTATTTGTGAAAATCAAATGATTTAATTATACGTAAGTAATGATTATATTGTCATTAGATAAAAGAAATTTCAGGAGATCCTTATGACCAAAAAAAAGATCATTAAGCCCGCAACTGAAGCGCAAAAAAGAGCAAGAGAAAGAAACTGGAATAAGAGACAAATTTTAGGTATAAGAGCTTTAGCTCATGGTATATATTTATCTAAAACAACAACAGCAAAAGAAAAAAGTTTTTTATCTTTAATTGAATATGATTTAGATATGATACTACGTGATTGGAACAGAAAATAATCATGACTAAAACTTTAGATGTATCAGATGGTTCAAGGAATAGAATTATTTATGAAAAAGATATGATTTATGTCTTTATTTCATGTGAATCAAAAGAAATATTTATATCTTCAATAAATGATAGGATTCCTAATGTTGCTGCTATTTATGATTCGCTGACTAGAATAATTTCAATGGCATGGCAAACAAATGATACTGAAGACATAGTGATTCAATTAAGTAGATCTAGTCGTAGTGAGCTCGATCTTCCTGGTATGCTTGCTGACTTATTTATTCAAAAACAAGATTCAAAAAGTTGATAGTTATGAAATTTAAAATCAATAATAAAATAAAATATATGCAGGATTTTTCTTTCTGGGAAGGAATTCCAGCCGGTATTGATTTTAGCATTAAAAAAACATTAGGTCATAATAAAAGATTTACTTTAACTGCTCCTGGATATGGAGAAATAAATAATTATGGTAATGGATCTTTATATGTGTATGGTTTAACTAAAAAACAAATAGAAAGATTTAGAAAAGAAGTAAAACCTATTGAGGATCAATTATGAATAAAGAAGAACTTGAAAAATCAATTGAAGAAGCGAATATTGCCTATTCTACTGGTATGCCATTCATCACAGATGAAGAATATGATATTTTATGGCAAGCACTTTATGCTATTGATCCTAATAATTCTTTACTTTATCATACAGCACAAACTTACAATCAAGTTCATGGTAAATCTTGGCATAAGCATCAAATCTTTGGAACTAATAAAGCATTTGGAATGGAAGATCTTAAACCATTTTTGATGCGATTTGGAGATCAAGAACTTGTTATTGAACCAAAATATGATGGTTGTGCTGCTGTTATTACTATAGAAAAATCAGGATTACAAGTAACTCTTGAAGGTGATGGTAGATCAGGAGGAGATATTACCCATCTCCTACCTTTCATTAACATTCCTTTTCGATTAAGAAATTTTCAAGCAGTTGAACTTTTAATTCCTGTTGCTGAATGGAATCCTGATTATGGAAAGAATCCGAGGAACGTCGTCGCTGGATGGTTAGCCAGGAAACATGAGGCTCCTACTTCTATGATTACAGCAGTTCCACATAATTTTGGATCATTAGGTAAATATTATAAGTATGATGGAAACCTTGATGCATTAGGTGAGTTTTTAATTACTACTCATGCAGAATGGGCAAAGATATATCCGATTGATGGCTTGATGATTAAAGTTAAGGATGAAAAGGCTAGAATAATAGCAGGTAATAATGGAACAACTAGTAATTGGTCTATTGCATGGAAACCACCTATTCAAATCAAAATGACAACAGTGCTTGATATTGAATGGAACATTTCACGATTAGGTAGAGTAATTCCTACAGTAGTTTATGAACCAATTGATCTTTGTGGAACTACTAACTCACGAGTGACTGGAAATAACGCAAAATGGTTAATGGATAAAAATATTCATGTTGGCTCCAGAATTACTGTTGGTAAAGCTGGGGAAATAATTCCTAAGATAATTGATGTAAATAATGAATAAAGGTTATTATGGAAAATTTACTTGATATAACAAAATTTAAAAGTTTTTCAACAATAAAAAGAAATTTTCTATCAAAATTACCTAAAGAGGCTTTTGATTCTAAGTTTGAAAATTCTTGTTGGTCATGGCAAGGAAATGTGCATTGGAATGGTTATGGCCGTATTAATTGGGGAAAAACAGAAAGATATTTTGCACATAGAATTTCTTATATGATCTATAATGGATTTATTCCTCAAGGAAAAGTTATAAGACATACATGTGATAATCCTATTTGTATTAACCCAAAACATCTTATTATTGGTACACAAGCAGATAATTTAAAAGATATGGCAAAACGTAATAGACATGGAATGTCAAAATTAAATCCAGAAGCAGTTAAAGTTATTAAATGGATGCTTAAATATAAGCCAAAGCATGGATTAGCCTCTAAATTAGCTCGATTACATGATGTAACTCCATATGCGATTCATGATATTAAAAGAAATAAATCTTGGGCTTGGATAAAAATTTAAGGATATTATTATGAATAATACTATACCTACTGTTTGCCCAACTTGCGGAGATTTTCTTCATTGGGAAGGTGTTCATTTAGTATGTAATGGAACTAATTGTATAGCTCAGAAAATAGTATCTATTGCGTATTTTTACTCTGCCAAAGGAATAAAAGTAGATGGTATAGGTGAGGCAATGATTGAGAAACTCTTGAATAATGAAAAGTGTTACTCAGTTTTAATAGCTAAGCCATGGGCTTTACTTGATATGTATTCATATGATATTATGCATAGTGTCATTAATGTTCTTGGTGAGACTATTTTTGCCAACATACTTAATGAAGTTACTGCAGTAAGTGGAACTAGGAATATGTCTCATTTTATTGCTGGTTTAGGTATTCAAGGATTAGCATATAAATCAGCTTTAAAGATTTGTCAGTATGTTAAGACAGGAAAATTAACGTCTAACGTACATGCTAGAGCAATGACCAATTTTCCTGCCGCTGCCATGACTTATCAAGAAGCTGCTGCTGAAATGAAAGTTTTTAAATTCGCTGATATACCAAATCCTGCTAAAGCAAAGTATTGTATTACAGGAACATTAAGCATCTCTCGTGATGCAATGATAGAATTGCTCGCTGATTATTCCTTTGGTTTCTCTGATTCAGTTACAATGGATACTAATTATTTAATTGTTGGTGAAGATGCAGGGAAAACTAAAATCAACAGAGCAATAAAATTTAACATACCACAAATAACTGAAGCACAACTAATGAAAATAATTAAGGAGAAATCAAATGGCTGAAAAAGAATGTAAAGTAACTGCACGAATTGATGAAGAACTGTATTATCAGATTCAGGATAATTTTTATCATGGACAGCAAACACTGTTCTTTAGAAATGTTTTCAAGTCTTTGCGTGAAATTATTAAAGCTAATCGTTTTAATGAAATCACTGATTATCTGTATAAAGGAAAAGCACTTACTCTTCCTGCTGTTGATAAGGATTAAAAATAATTGCACCAAAAAATAATAATCAAGAAAATAAAGCTCAGATTAGTTTGATTCCACTTGATCTTATCGTGCCTATACTTGAACCTGCCTATACTTGAACCTGCCTATCGTGAAGGCATATTAAAGTATCAAAGAGAATCTTGGAGACTTGGTTTTAAATCTACTCTAATGTATGATGCATTAATGAGGCATCTTACAGCTTGGTTTTTTGGTTTAGAATCATATGATCTTGAATCAAAGGAAAAATTTAATATTAATAAACATCATCTTGGTGGAGCAATGTTTAGTATGATTAATCTTTATGCTACTGAAATGAAATTTCCTGAACTTGATGATAGACCGTTAAAAATATTGGAGAATTATAAAAATGAACTTAAACGAATATCAAAATAAAGCAAGAGCTACTGCAATTTATCCTATTGATGATTCTATAATATATCCTGCATTTGGTTTGATGAGTGAAGCAGGTGAAGTTGCTGGTAAGATCAAGAAAACTTTACGTGACTTCAATGGAGTTTTTAATGCAAATCAAAAGCATAAAATTGCTGATGAGCTTGGAGATGTTCTTTGGTATGTAGCTGTCTTAGCAGAAGATTTAGGTTATCCATTATCAGAGATTGCTGAAATGAACTTAGCAAAACTTAAATCAAGACAAGATCGAGATAAAATTCAAGGATCAGGTGATGAGAGGTGAAATTATGAAAAATAGAAAAGATGTTGCAGAATATATAAATTCTGGTCAATGTTTTAAAGACTCAGAAAAAAGTATCCACAATCATTATGGCATTTTGGGAATTGTGAATTAAGATGTATTCTTGATTTTATTTATGAGGGAATACCAGAAAAAGATGAAGAGATAAAAATATCTTATTACAATTTGGAGGATTAACTATGCCTCTCATGGATCGAATTTATGTCAAGTCTTTTCTTGAAATGTCATATCCTGAACAGCTTGGCTTGATTGAAAAGGTCAGGACGATTCGAAGTTCTGCACTTAATGAAGCTTTAGTTAATTCTAAAAATATTTCTAGATCAAAAATGAAAAAGATTTCTGCAAAGACTGGAAATAAAAGAAAGCCTAAAGATATAACTAAAGAAGCTAATGCTGCTCTAGCAATGTTAAGTCCAGAGCAAATTGAGTTAATCAAAAAACAATTTGCTGGTAATTAGTTATGGAAAATTTTAATTTAGAAAATTTTACTAAAGTTTTAAAAAATATGCAGGAAGAAATAACAAAAAAAGAAATAAAATTATCTTTTCAACCAGCGTATAAATTAATACCATTACCAAAAGAATTAATAACTAAAGATTTTATAGAGCCAAAAGTTCTTGTTTGCTCAATATGCAAACATCCTGTAAGTAATGGTGTAAGTTTATATTATTCATGTTCTAACTGTTCTATACTAACAACTAATGTTGAATGGATCAAAAAAATTATAATCTAAAAAGGTTAATAAATGCAATTATTTCAAATAGAAGAAAAACAAATAGCTGATATTATTATTAAGGAGCGTGCGCGAGCAGAAGTAGGTGATATTACTTCTCTCGCCAACTCGATTTCAATGGTTGGTCAACTTACACCAATCTTGATTGATGAAAATAATGTCTTAATTGATGGCCTTCACAGACTTGAAGCACTTAAAAGTCTTAATCATGCAACTGTAGAAGCTAGAGTAGTTGCCGGCATTACGCAAGATGATCATTTTCTGATTGAACTTCTTTCTAATATGGATAGGAAAGAATTTGCTTGGCATGAAGAAATTGAACTCAAATATAAGCTGCACAATTATTGGCTTAAAGCTGCTAAAAGAGCTGGTAAAACTTGGGGCTATCGAGAAACTGCAAAAAGACTTCAGTGCAGTTTAGGCGGTTTAGCAACTGATTTGGCTTTTGCAGAAGCATTAAAGATATTTCCTGAACTTAAGCAACAATCTACTAAAGGTCGTGCAAGAGAACTTTATAAAGCACTTGGCGATCAGGCTACTGCAATTCAACGGATGGATAGTTTTAGTCCAGAAGAGAAGGAAAGATTAGCTAAGTTACAAGCTGGTGCTATGCCTGAAATCAAAGGACCTAAAACAATCACAAAGCCTAGTCAACCAATTGAAAATAAAACTTTTAAAGCAGATCCTGAATTAGTTACTGAAGAAGAAAAAGAAACTCTGCAAAATGTTAGTGTTATTTATGTAGCTGAAAACTACAAAACATTCTTAGAAAAGATCCCTGATAATTCAGTAGGGCTGGTTGAACTTGATCCACCTTATGCAATTGGATTCAATGAGAATTATGGTAAGGCAAGTGGAATTGAAAGTAAAGCATGTGATTGGACAGAGAAACAGCTGTATGAATTTTATTTTAATTACTTGCCTTTGATTTATACTAAGATGCTTGATTCAAGTTGGGTTCTCTGCTGGACTGGTAAAGAGCACTTCATTGAAATTAATAAAATAGCATCTGATATTGGATTTCAAATTCAGCAGCCTGGTGCCTGGATAAAAACTGGTGGAAGTACCAATCAGCCTAAGCGAGCATTAATTAGTAATTGGGAAATGTACTTGTTATTCAGGAAAGGCAATGCTCAATTTAATACTTCTAGTTTGCCTAGTGCAGTTTGTATTGATGCTTCTAATGCTGCACAAAGAATTCATCAGTGGGAAAAACCAATTAATCTTTATGATCATTTTCTTAAGGCTCTTAGTCGCCCAGGAACTATCTTCTTAAGCCCTTTTGCAGGTTCTGGTAATTGTCTTATCAGTGCAGCAAAAGCTCGAATGATGCCTATCGGCTGTGATAAGAGTCAGAAATATATTCCACAATTTTATAATCGTCTAGAGAATTATACTGGTATATCCGCTGAAGTTGGAGGAATTTAATATGACAAAATATCAATCAGGTAAAATTATGACAGAAGAAAAGCCTCCTGATAAAGGATCTTATTGTTGCTTGCATAAGAACATAGTTCCTCTTGAAATAGGTTTTGCACTTAAGAGTTGGCCAGACGGTTATAAAAATGATCCATATTATAACTTTGTTGTAGGAATTTTAAGTGCAAATGTTGTTAGGATACGAAGTTATCTTTGCTTGGATTGTAAACAAGAAATTAAAGCACCTAATCCAGGTCAACTTAAAAAAGATAGGCTTTAATTATGTTCAATAAAGTAATTATATCTCCTAAAACAAATACAGAGCATATTCCATATTGTAGAGAAATAAAAGAGATCAAAGCACCGACTGATGATAGTATAAGACTTTATGCAGAAATAAAAGAAAAAGCATATAGCTCAATTTTATCTACTATTGAATTAAGAGATAATTCTTTTAATTTAAATGCTATAATGTATAGAGATAATTTCTCTATGGATAATGTATGTAAATATATTTTTTCATTGAATGGAAAGAAAATTCAAGATGAAATTAGATCAAGTGAACTTGATATTTATAATAAAAATGATTTAATTAAAAATATATTTGAAAAGGTATCCAAAACATTAGCTATTGAATTATGTAATATGATAATTAAAAAATTATAAGGAGAATAAAATGGAGGAACAAAGTAAAAGACTTCCTGTAAATATGGAGTTTACTGTAGATAGTATTACTGAAGGAATTGAATTTTGGTTAAATAATGTAGTTTTAAGACCTACTATAGTAGTAGATAAGATTATGTGGGATCCTAGAATAAATAAATTTTCAGTAACTCTTGCTAATGGAATTCAAGTGGCGAAAAAATTATAAGGATTTAACTATGTATATACTTATTCGTGGATCAGATAATAAATAATATATAGTAAAAAAATCAGATATTCGTAGAATATATTCTGATATTAGTGGAAACACATTTATTTGTTTTAATGGAACTAAAAATACTCCAATTAAAATAAATGAATCTGTTGAAGATTTTTTTAATATTCATTTAGCAAAATAATAAATAGGATATAAATTTATGAAAATTCCAAAAGATCCAACAAGTGAACAAGATCAGAAGAAGAATTCTTTTGATGTTCTTGCGATCGAATGTCCGCCAACTAATAATATTAAAACTGCTATTATTGCTATGGTTGGTGATGCTCCAAATGATATTGAAGTGCTTAAAGCCGAACCTTTTCTGGGACCTAATGGAGCACAATTTAATCGTATTTGCGCTGCTGTCAGATTAGCTAGGTATCAGATTTATTTAACTAATGCTTGTAAAGCAAAATTACCTAAGAATAATATTAGCAAGCTTTGGACTGAAAAAGGTTGGAGACATCCTAAATGGGGTGAACTTCAAACAGCTTTAATTGATGAACTTGCAGAGTTTCCTGGTAAAGTTATCATGCTTCTTGGTGATACTCCTATGAGACTCTTGATTGATGAGCCACGATTTGATTCTATTCAAAAATTCAGGGGATCATTTTATCGTGCAGAAGAATTTCCTCATCTTAAAGAAAAACTTGCAGGCAAGATTATAGGTTTTTCTTTCCATCCATCATTTACCACATTCACTGGTAAACCTGTACACTTCTATACAATGATTGCAGACTTTACCAAAGCTCTGAAACTCATTGATGAACCAGATTTGCTGGTAGATAATACAGAAATAATTACTTCTCCTGGTTTTGAAAAGGTTATGCAATTTTATGCCTTAGTTCAAAGCAAAGAATTTGTAGCTTTTGATATTGAAGCAACTCCAAAATTTATCACTTGCTTTTCTTTTGCTGTTTATGATGAAGGCAAAATTAAAAGTATGTGTATTCCGTTGATGAATAATCAAGGAAGTTATTGGTCTACTGAAGAAGAAGTTAAAATTTGGATCGGATGTGCAAAGATATTAGCTGATGAAAATATCAAAAAGATTCTTCAGAATGGAATGTTTGATATTATGTTCATTCTTAGAACAATGAATATTAAAACAGAAAACTTTTTCTTTGATACAATGCTCGCGCAGCATATATGTTATACTGATTTGCCAAAAGGTTTAGATTATTTAACCTCTTGTTATACTTACTATCCATATTATAAAGATGATGGCAAACAATCTCACTTAAAAGTAATTAAAGATTGGCAACAGTATTGGATTTATAATGCAAAAGATTCAGCATATTTACTTCCTATTTCAGAAGCTCTTATCAAAGAACTCGAAGAATTTGATGCTTCTGATGCTCTTGAATATACAATGGATCTTCATAAGCCATTAATGGAAATGGAATTCAATGGAATATTAACTGATACTGAAGGAATTAAAAAAGCTAAAGCAGAATATGAAGAAAAAATTGAAACTCTTCAGAAACAACTTAATGAAATTGCTGGACAAGAATTAAATCCTGGATCATCTAAACAAATGATTGCGTATTTTTATGGTATTTGTATGATAAAGCCATACATAAATCGCATATCAGGCAATGCTACTTGTGACTCAGTTGCTCTACATCGTATTGCAAAAAAAGGTGATAGGGGTTCCACTGAAGCAAAGATTATAATTAAGATTAGAAAGTATTCTAAACTTGTTTCTACTTATTTTAATGTATTAGTAGATGAAGATAATAGACTTAGATGTAATCATAAAATTTCCGGTACTGTATCAGGAAGGATTGCTACTGAAGGAACTTACTTTGGTACTGGAACTAATCTTCAAAACCAGCCATATGTTTTTAAATACTTTCTTATTTCTGATTCAGATTGGATTTTATGTGAATGTGATTTAGCTAAAGCTGAAGCTCATGTAGTTGCATATTTATCACAAGATGCAAACATGATTGAATCATTTGTCAGTGGAATTGATGTACATAGCTTTAATGCGAGTAAGATTTTTCATGTGCCGATTGAAGAAGTTATCAAAGAAGCTAAAGAAAATAAAGAAGATCAAAAATCAACCATGCGATATATGGGAAAGAAAGTTGTTCATGCAAGCAACTATTCAATGGGACCTCAAACATTTTCTGATAACTTAGCTAAAGAAGAAATTTTCATGAGTCAAAGTGAGTGTAAGAAATTATTAACTAATTATACTGATAGATTTCCTGGATTGAAACGTTGGCATAGTTCTATTGAAGAAGAGGTTCAAGCAACTAGAACTCTGTATAATTTATTTGGAAGGCCAAAAAGATTTCTTGGTGAAATGAATCCTGCATTATTTAGAAATGCCTATAGCTACAAACCACAATCAACTGTGGCAGAACTTTTGAATCGTGGTTTAATTAAATGTGTTAATGATCCTAGACTTGGAAAAGATGGTTTTGATATTCGTATGTTGACAACTGTTCATGATTCAGTTTTATTTCAGTTTCACAAAAGTCAAATACCAAACTTGCTAAACATCTTACTGATAGTTAAAGATCATATGACACATACATTTACTTATAAAGGTAAGAGTTTTACAATAGGGTTAGATGCAAAGATTGGTACTCAGTGGGCAGGAAACACAGCAGAAATCAGCAAGTTCAATCAAGAAGAAATAGATAAAGCAATTCAAAAAATAGGATTCTAAACAAATAAAATGATAAATAAATGTTTAGGAAAAATAAAAAAGTAGATAAAAATGTTTGAACCATATAATAAAGAGACAGCTTCAGTAAAAGATCGTATTGCTTGGACATTATGTCAAATTATTGATGATGATGCTCCATTACATTGGACTCGATATCGTGGAGTATCTGAATGCATCGCTAATAATTCTAATTTAATGAGTGATTTATGTGAATTAAAAGAATTAAATACTAGGAGATAATTATGACTGAAAATCAACAAGAAATAATTTATTTAATATGTAAAGAAATAGCAAATGCTTTAGCTTCTTGTGAACATGGTAGACATGATGAAGGATCTGATAGAGATAAAATAGAATCTCTTATGGATAGTTATGATACTAGAGCAAGAAAATTACGATCAATCAGAGAACAACTTGAGAATGAATTTACTATAATGCATTATGATCCTAGATGAAAAGGCTAATCAATGTTACGACAATTATCAGATTGGCTAGAGTATTATATGAAGTATACTCAGAGGACAGAGCCACCTGAATTGTATCATTTATGGTCTGGTCTTACGGCAATCAGTTCTGCATTAAGACGTAAATGTTATTGCAATTGGGGCGCACTCAGAGGATTTGTTTATCCAAATTTATTTGTATCACTTGTTGGTCCGCCTGGAGGTCGGAAAGGAACTGCAATGAAAATTGCAAAATCAATGGTACAAACTTTAGATGTTCCAATGGGAGCAGATTCATTAGGCTCTACCCAAGCACTTTATAAAGAACTGATGGACAGTGAAGATAGTTATGTGGATCCTCAAGGATTAACTAAGAAGCATAAAAGCGTATCTATTTGGTCAGAAGAATTTCAAGTATTTCTAACTGATAAAGATCAAATGCTTATACCTTCATTAACTGATCTATTTGATTGTGCTGATAATTGGAAATACAAAACTCTTACAAGAAAAAATGAAGATATATCAAATTGCTGGTTAACAATTATTGGGGCTATTACTCCTAGCTTATTACAATCTAAACTTAGTCAAGATGCAGTTGGTGGTGGATTAATATCTAGGATTATTTTCGTAGTAGGTAATGGTCCGAAGCAACGAAAAGCATTACAGTTTTTAACAGAGGAAGAGGAAGATATTAGTCAAAAGCTTGAAAATGATTTACAGGAAATAGCAAATCTATCTGGACCATTTATTCTGTCGAAAGAATTTCTTAAAGCATATGTTCGTTGGTATGAACATGATTATGATGACACTGGTGTTATGTCAGATAAATTTTTAGGATATAATCATAGGAGGCCACTACATCTTAATAAAATATGTATGCTTGTATCAGCTGCTGAATCAAATGAAATGATTATCACTGATAAACATTTTGAAAAATCATTAGCTATTTTGCAAGTAACTGAACAACAAATGCCAAATGCTTTTTATGGTCTTGGATTATCAAGTCAATCAGATGTTTATGCGAAATTCCTGAGCTTTATTGATTCAAGAGAATATTTTGATTGGTCTGAACTTATAAGAAACTTTCATCTTGATGTTGAAAATATGACACAGCTTCGCGGATATGTTGAAATGGCTGAGCAATCAGGATTAATTATATCAGAAGCTTCTGCTACATCATCAAGATATACTACTGTTAAAACTAAACAAGAAATTGATAAATCAGGTTATTTGGATGATACAGTTTTCAGGCTCATGGATCGAAACTTAATTAGAAAGAATTAGGAGAAAATATGAGTGTAACGACAAAAGTTCAAGTACTATTAGATATTCAAACTGAATTTAATTGGATTGATGATTGTTCAATTGCTCAAATAAAAAAACAATCCATAGATTCAGCTAATACGATACTTGTAAAAGCCTTAGAAAATACTGATAGAATAAAAATAATTGGTAAACCTGAATGTATTAACATTATTATAAAATAACATGAATGTATTGATAGGATGTGAAGAATCACAAATTCTTTGTCAAACTTTTCGTAAAGCAGGATTTAATGCTTATAGTTGTGATCTTAGACCAACGCAAGGAAATCCTGATTGGCATTATCATATGAATATCTTTGATTGTTTTGATAAAGAATCCTGGGATTTAATTATTCTCCATCCACCATGTACTGCAATGGGATTATGTGGTAATAGAACTTATGGTAAAGGAAAACCTAAGTATGAGCAGCGTCAAATTGCTATCGAATGGACAAAGATTTTATGGCAACGTGCATGTAAATCAGCAAAACATGTAGCATTAGAAAATCCTACATCAGTTATATTCAAGTATATGATGAAGGTACAGTATATTCAACCTTGGCAATTTGGACATCCAGTTAATAAAAAGACTGGATTAGCATTAAATAATCTTCCTTATTTAAAGGCAACAAATATAGTTGGTAATGCAAAAGATTTAATTCATAATATGGCACCATCTAAAAATAGATCGAGGCTCAGGTCTATGACTTTTCCAGGAATTGCAGAAGCTATGGCTGATCAATGGGGATCATATATTAAAAACAACTAACAAGGAGCTTTCAATGTCAGACAAGAAAATCAAAACTATTCAACTCAATGATGATACTAAAATTCTTTTCTTTGATACTGAGACATCAGGATTTCTTAAGAAGGATCTAAGCGCCGATCATCCAGATCAAGCATGGACAGTTCAAATTGGTGCTATCTTAGCAAATCAAAATGATGATATTGCTAAAATGAATACAATTATCAAAGCAAATGGAAGATCAATGAATCCATTTGCTCAAGAAGTACATGGCATATCTGTAGAAAGAGCTGATGCTGAAGGTGTAGAAGAAATTGAAGCAGCTGAAGAGTTTGGATTATTGCTTCGTCAAGCTGACTTAATGGTTTGTCATAACTTAGCATTTGATATTAAATATGTTCGGCATTTGATGGAAAGAAATATTGATGCTATGTCTGATGAAGCTCGATCAGCATTTTATCTTGACATGCCTGGTTACTGTACTATGCAAGACAAAGCAGTAGTTAAGTTTTGTGGATTAAAGAATAAAGCAAATAAACCTAAGTGGCCTAAGCTGACTGAACTTCATGAGATTTTATTTCAAGAATCTTTTGATGGAGCACATGATGCTTTTGCTGATATTTCAGCAACCAAGCGATGCTTCTTTGCTTTGATTGATCTTGGAATTATAACTTTAGATTAAGGAGCTGATATATATAAAAATACTTTGCTATATAATTTACGAAATCCATACGGCATAGATGAACTTGAGATGCGTGAAACAAGATTGCAAGCAGCAAGTGAACTGGAAAGACTTTATTTAGTAGAAGAAAAATTAATAACTGTTGAAAAAGAAATGGATTTAATGAATTCTAAGATAGGTAATCTTATAAATGAATTAACAAAAACAGAAACTTCTTGTTCATAAATGAACGACCAAACTAAATAAGAACCTCTATGAATGTTTCTAATCAAGAATTTCTAAGAGCGATCTTTGGAAAAGATTTTATCTGGAGCCATGTTACATACTTTTTTCATGATCCTGGTGCTGGATTTTCTGATGAAAGTAAAAAAGCATGGCTTGGTAGTTATTATGTAAATGCAGAACTTAAAGAATTTTCTAATCAATATTTTACAATTAGTTTATTCAATGAGACTGAAGATTGTTTAGCTCGCAGAAGAAAGGAACTTTTCAAATCAACTCACTGCATTGTTATTGATGATGTAGGAGAAAAGATTCCTATAGATTTATTACTAACTAAACCAGCTCCATCATGGATATTAGAAACTAGTCCAGGTTCTCAGCAATGGGGATATATATTAACTGAACCCTGTACTGAACGAGCATCAGTAGAAAATCTGCTAACTGGATTGGTTCATAAAATATGCCCTGATGGAGTTGATTCAGGAATGCTAGGCGTCACTAGATATGTTAGGCTTCCTGAAGGTTATAACACAAAGAAAAATAAAGTAGCATTAAACAATGGAAAAATTTTCAAATGCAAAATGATTATTTGGCAGCCAGAAATCAAAGTAAGTATTGAACGCTTGGCTGATGCATTTGAAATTGACTTAAGTAAATCATCAAAACATATTCCATCAGGTGATTATGATTTTCTTGAAGATCACTATGCAGCAAAACATCCTGCCTGGCAGATATTGGAAATCAAAAGCATTCTTGATGAAGGTCATTATGATGTTAGTTGTCCTTGGGCTAACGAACATACTGATCCATCAGATGATAGAGCAACAGTTTTTATTTTATCTGATGGTTATATGAGTTTCAAGTGCCATCATGGTCACTGTACTAATCGAACAGGTAAAGATCTTTTAAATTATATGCAAAAATATATCATAGATTTTGATGATCTTTATCTTGAATATAAAAATGAATTAGCAAAACTAAATCCAACTAAACCATGTCCCATTAAATTTAAGGAAAAAAGTCATGGAATTTGATTTATTTAAAGCATTAAATTATATTAAAAAAGAATTAGGAGATAATATAAAACTTATAGTTTTTTACGAATCAACTGGAGTTGCAATAAGGATAGAATCAATTACTTATAAATATCAATTCATAGTACCATTTGAAGACTTAAAAGTTAATATTTTAGAATTTAACTTTTATAAAGCTGTACAAAAATTAAAAAATAAAATTAATGAAGGAAAGTAAATAATGCCCTACAATAAAGATCATGTAATAGGAATATCTTGCAGTGGTAAAGAGTACATTGACAATGGTGCAAAAGAAGTTTTTAGTATAGATTTTGATGGTACACTTACTGATGGATCATCATATGAAAATTTAATTCCAAATCAAGATATAATTAATAAAGTTAAACAACTTTATTTTCAAGGACACATTATAATCATTTGGTCAGCAAGACAATGGGATGATGCTTACTTGATTGCTGGTTGGTGTATTCTACATCATATTCCTTATCATGGAATCATGTGTGGTAAAGGTGGAACAAATCATTATGTTGATGATAAGTCAGTTACTCTTAAAGATTTTTTAAAAAGGAAATAATTATGGAAATCGATCCGATGGAAAATGAACTTGATTATCCTGCAAAAATTAGAGAATCAGAAGAGGATAAATTCTGTCCTAAATGTGGAAAGATTCTTCGATTCGATAGCTATGGTGCATTCTGTGAGTGCGGATACAAAGAACAATTAGTTGATTTAGGAGAAGAATAATGCAGCAATATTTAGATTTAGTTAATAAGATACTAGAACAAGGTCAGTGGGTGTCAAATGAACGAACAGGTAAACGTTGTTTAACTATTATAAATGCTGATCTTGAATACGATGTTAGTGACGGAACTTTACCAGTACTAACTACTAAGCAAATGGCATGGAAACCAGCTATTGCTGAAATGCTTGGTTATTTAAGAGGCTATACTTCAGCAGCAGACTTCAGAGCAATTGGATGTAACACCTGGAATGCAAATGCAAATGAGAATGAAGCTTGGTTAAAGAATCCTTTCCGTAAAGGTGAGGATGATATGGGAAGATGTTATGGTGCTCAAGGAAGAGATTGGAAATCACCTGAAGGAGTATCAGTAGATCAATTATGGAATGTTTATTTTGATCTTCGTAGACATATTGATAACCGATCAGAGATTATGACTTTTATGAATCCTGGAGAACGAGATCGAGCTTGCTTAAATTCTTGTATGCATACACATACATTTAGTATTCTTGGTGATAAACTTTATTTAACTTCTTATCAACGAAGTTGTGATGTTCCACTTGGTGTTCCATTTAATATGATTCAAGTTGGTTGGTTATTAATGATCATGGCACAGATATGCAAACTAAAACCTGCAGTTGGTTTTCATAAACTAGTTAATGTTCATGTATATTCAGATCAACTTGAATTATTAAAAACACAAATAACTAGACCATGTTTCTTCCAGCCAAAACTCAAGATCAATCCAGATATAAAAACTCTGAATGATCTTGAGACTTGGGTAACATTAGATGATTTTGAACTGGAAGATTATGTTTATCATCCTAAGATTAACTTTCCTTTTAGTGTTTAAGTTATTGAATTGTTTTTGATACTTCTAAATACTTCTGCAGGATTTGTTCTCGCTGGGCTTTAAGTTGTCCAAGCCTAGTCTGAACATTTTCTGTAGATGGTATTTTTTCTAACTTATTTATCACTGCTTTATTCCTATTAAGTGCTGCCTGAAAATTCTCCTGCAACTTCATCTGCTTAAATCGATCTAAATTTGATTGAATGAATAGACGTTTATCTGATGAATTTTCAAGTTGCTTCTTGAACAAACCTGCATCCTTAGTAGCTTGTGAAAAATCTTGTTCAGCAAGTGATTTCTTATTCTCTTCTCCTCGACCAAAATGCCAATAATAAAGTTTTCCTAATCCAGGAATAGAATCCATAATTCTGGCATTATCAAAGTTATAAGTATCACCAGTAACATAACTATTATAACCTTCAAGCATATCTTTACTTGCTGAATTAACAAATTTAGCAGGAGGAAGAACTTGCTGAAAAATTGCAGATCCAAATCCTTCTCGTGATATTTGCATTCTTGTATAGCGTGATGCTCCACCAAGTGTCATAAGATTTTCAACTACATGATCACTAAATCTTGATTCTTTTCCCATTATAAAATCTTTAAGTTCATCAGCACCGGCATTAGCAAGTGTAAGCAATGCCATCAGTTGAACCATATTTTTAAGTCCTTCAATCTTTTGCTGAGGATTCTCAGACTTCAGATTATGAACAACTTCTTTTCTAAATACATCAAACTGCTTCAAAGTAAAAGTCTTCAACATATAAAATACTCGACCATTACCACTATTCAAATAAAACTCTGGCATTTCACTTAGAGCAACTGGTTGAAAATCAAGCAATCTA